CTTTGTGCATGTATCTATTGTAGGGCATTCCCCTCAATCTGTCAACCCTTAAAGCAAACTTAATATAGTTTAAACTTTTCAGCCAATACCACTGTGGCAATAGATGCATCGGCAAGACCTCTTTTGTCCATAATTGTATCAGCAATAATGCTTCCTACTTCTGCAAACTCATTGTCTCCAAAGCCTCGTGTAGCAAGTGCTGAAGTGCCAATCCTAATACCGCTAGTTTGCATAGGAGGCCTTTTGTCAAAAGGTACTGCATTACGGTTAACAGTAATTCCCACTTCGTGCAGTTTATCCTCTGCCTCTTTACCGCTTAGGTCAAGATCTGACAGGTCTGCAATCAGAAGGTGAACATCAGTGCCCCCGGTCAAGACGTTTACGCCAGCGTCTTGCAAGGCATTGGCAACCAGTTTAGCACCAGAAATGGTTCGCTCTTGACGCTCTTTAAATTCTGGAGTCATAGCTAGTTTAAATGCTACGGCCTTAGCTGCAATAACGTGCATTAGTGGTCCGCCCTGCTGACCAGGGAACACCGCAGAGTTAAGGGCTTTTCCAAGACCTTCGTCTCTACTCATAATAACGCCAGACCTAGGGCCACCCAAAGTCTTGTGAATCGTGCTAGACACTACATCAGCATACGGTACGGGGCTAGGGTGCAGTCCTGCTGCCACTAGCCCAGCAAAGTGAGCCATGTCTACCCAAAGATAGGCACCGACCTCATCGGCAATCTCTCTAAAGGCAGCAAAGTCAACCACTCTTGAGTATGCGGACCAGCCAGCAATAATAACTTTAGGCTTGTGCTCAAGGGCCATGCCCCTAACTTCGTCCATATCAATTAAATTAGTTATTGGGTTAACGCCATACGACACAGCATTGTAGTTACGACCAGAAAAGTTTAACCTCATGCCGTGTGTCAAATGACCGCCATGCGACAACTCCATACCCAGGATGGTGTCTCCTGGCTCTGCTAGTGCATGTAGCACAGCAGCACTCGCAGTAGATCCTGAATGTGGCTGTACGTTTACATAGGCCGCACCAAACAGTTGCTTTGCTCTTTCGATAGCCAAGTTTTCCACTTCGTCAACGTGCTCACAGCCACCGTAGTATCTTTTGCCAGGGTAGCCCTCTGCGTACTTGTTGGTGAGCACACTGCCCTGTGCTTCGAGGATCGCGTGGGGAACAAAGTTCTCACTGGCGATCATCTCTAGCGTAATGTTTTGTCTTACCTTTTCTAGCTCTACTAGGTGTGCAATTTCGTGATCAACCTGAGCTAATGAATCATAAAACATTTAGAAGTCCCAGTCGTCATCTGTTGTTGACTCGTGCTTTCCTACTACATAGCTAGATCCACTACCGCTAAAGAAGTCGTGGTTTTCATTGGCATCTGGAGAAAGGGCAGACAGGATAGCTGGGCTAACATCTGTAACCTCTTTGGGGAACAGTGCATCATACCCCAGATTCATCAGAGCCTTGTTGGCATTATAGTGCAAGAACTTTTTAACGTCTTCTGTTAATCCTAGCTCGTCATAAAGCTCTGCTGTGTACTTGGTTTCGTTTTCAAACAGCTCCATAACAAGGTCATAGGCATACTCTTTAAGCTCTGCCTTACGAGCATCCGTTTCCTCTGCCAGAGCAAGCTGAAACTTATAGCCAATGTAGTAACCGTGTACAGCCTCATCACGAATAATAAGTCTGATCATGTCGGCGGTGTTTGTTAGCCTTGACCTAGAAGACAGGTACATGGGCCAATAGAATCCAGAATAGAAAAGGAATGACTCTAGCAATGTAGAGGCTACCTTTCTCTTTAGTGGATCGTTGCCGTCATACTTATCAATAACTATTTCAGCTTTCTTATTAAGGAAGGGGTTCTCAATGCTCCACCTAAATGCCTCGTCAATTTCCTGAGTAGAACACAGCGTTGAAAAGATAGTGGAGTATGACTTAGCGTGAACACTTTCCATAAAGGCAATGTTAGTAATTACTGCTTCTTCATGTGGCGTTCTGGCATCAGGCATCAGGCTCATTGCACCCACGGTACCCTGAATTGTGTCCAGCAGTGTCAAGCCAGTAAACACTTTCTTGGTTACCTCTTTTTCTTGATCGGTCAAAGAGGCCCAGGACTGTATGTCATTAGACACAGGAACCTTCTCAGGAAGCCAAAAGTTAGCAGTTAACCTATTCCATACGTCTAAATCAATTGGGTCTTCTACCCTGTTCCAGTTAATTGGTTTTACAACATGCATGATACGCACTCCTCTACATCGGTTCCTTCTAGGGCAAGCTGCCTAATACGAATATAATAAATTGTTTTAATACCCTTCTTCCATGCATAGATCTGAGCACGGTTTACGTCACGGGTAGTAGCGGTGTCCTTAAAGAACAGCGTTAGAGATAGGCCCTGGTCCACGTGCTGTGTAGCAGCAGCATAGGTGTCAATAATTTTTTCTGGGCCAATCTCATAAGCGTCATCAAAGTACTCTAAGTTATCGTTATCCAGGAATGGTGCAGCATAGTAAACACGCCCCAGCTTTCCTTCTTTACGGATTTCAATCTTAGAAGCAATAGGGTGAATCGAGCTAGTACTATTATTGATGTAGCTGATTGATCCCGTTGGTGGTACCGCCTGTAGGTTCTGGTTGTAAAGACCATACTTCATTACGGACTTCTTGAGCTTCTCCCAATCAGACGCGGTGGGGATATCTACCTTTGCATCTTTAAATAGCTTGGCAACCTTCTTGGTTTTTGGCTGCCAGTCACAACAAGTATACTTGTCAAAGTATTCTCCAGATGCGTACTTGGAGTTTTCAAAGTTATCGAATGGGCTACCCGTCTTCTTTGCCATTTCATTAGATGACTTGATGGCGTGGTAGGCAATAGTGTAGAAGTAGATATCTGTAAAGTCAATACCCTCTTCAGATCCGTAGTGAATTCTTTCCTTCCCCAGGTATCCGTGCAGGTTCATCTGCCCCAGGCCAATTGCTCTAGACTTCTTGTTTCCTTCTGCAATAGACATTACGGACTCGATGTAGCTAAGGTCAGCCACAGAGGTCAATGCCTTAATTGCTGTGTCAACGGTCTTGCCAAAGTCTGGCGACTCCATAGTTGCAGCAATGTTTAGTGAGCCAAGGTTGCAGCTAATGTCTTTACCAATGTTGTCATACGACAAGTCTGCATTGTATGTTGTAGGCGTGTTTACCTGCAAGATTTCAGAACAGAGGTTGGACATATTGATTCTACCCTCTACTGGGTTAGCCTCGTTGACGGTGTCTTCGTATACAATGTAGGGATACCCAGACTCAAACTGAAGCTCTGCAATGGTCTGCAACAGGTGACGTGCATTCATTTTAGTTTTTCTAATCTCTGGATTGTCTACCATCTCCTGATATTTTTCAGTAATTGAGATGTCTGCCATTGGTACGCCATATACTCGCTCAACGTCGTAGGGTGAAAACATGTACATGTCTTCGTTACCCTTTGCCAGCTCCATGGTAATGTTTGGAACAACAACACCAAGGCTTAGAGTTTTAATTCTAACTTTCTCATCCGCATTCTCCCTCTTAGTGTCGAGGAACTGCATGATGTCTGGGTGGTGGGCATTAAGATATACCGCACCCGCACCCTGTCGTGCCCCTAGCTGGTTTGCGTAGCTAAAGCTGTCTTCAAGAAGCTTCATTACAGGAAGCACACCAGAGGACTGGTTTTCAATTTTCTTAATAGGTGCGCCAGCTTCTCTAAGGTTGGTTAGGTTAAGTGCTACACCCCCTCCTCGCTTCGACAACTGCAACGAAGAATTGATGCCCCGTGAGATGGACTCCATGTTATCTTCGATGCGAAGCAGGAAGCAGCTCACAAACTCGCCTCTTTGCTTCTTGCCTGCATTTAGGAAGGTAGGTGTAGCAGGTTGGAATCGCCCAGTAATAATCTCCTCAACGAGATCCTGAGCAAGCTTTTTGTCTCCACGTGCAAGCATGAGAGCATTCATGCAGACGCGGTCTTCGAATCGCTCTAGGTAGCGACTGCCGTCAAATGTTTTTAGGGCATAGCTTGTGTAAAACTTGTAAGCACCAAGGAAGGCCGCAAACCTAAACTTGTGTGCATATGCTTGCTTGAATAGTTTCTTGATAAAGTCAAAGTCATAAAGGTCTAGAAGTTCCTGCTCGTAGTATTCGTTTTCCACAAGGTAGTCCAGCTTCTCCTCTAGGCTGTGGAAGAATACCGTATTCTGATTAACGTGGTCTAAGAAGTATGCTTTTGCTGCCAGCTTATCTTTGTCAAATTGAATCTTTTTATCCTCATCGTAGAGGTTTAGCATTGCGTTGTACTCGTGATAACTATAGTTCTTGTCCATAAAGCAGCGTAAGCCTTTCTTTTACTTTGTCTACATCTTGTTGTGTGCCAAATATTTCTACCTTTGCAATGACTGGCACTCCCGTCTTTGCACTAATTAAATCTGCGGCTTTGCAAAAATGCTCACCGAAGTTCGTGTTGCCAAAACCAACAACGCCACGCAACAAGGCACGGTTCTCTTTAACGTTTAAAAAAGATCGTACTTGTCTGGGGATTGCTGCTCTTCCTTCGCCACCTCCATAAGTAGGTACAAAAAGGACATAAGGGCTATTAACGGTAAGACTACTACCGCTGCCCCTATCAATAGGAATATTAATACTGATGTTTCCATAATCTATCTTTTCTACGAATCTTTTTGTATTGCCAGAATAGTTTGAAAAGTAAACAATATCAATAGGTAACATCAAGTATACTCTCCATTTATACTAAATCTAGTGGTTGAAGCTGACAAAACGCTCTATATTTAGAGAGTTCTAAACTGATCTAGGTAATCTCTTACGTCGTCTGTCATCTCTTTAGGTTTATAGTTTATCACATTGTCGGGTAAATCTTCAACTCGAACCTTCGGCCTGTCCCTGAAGGAATGAATCTCTACCTCTCCAAAGCTTTCTCTAGGTGTGTGAGAGATAGCTCCAAAGATTGCCCCACAAACAGCGTCTGCTAGGTCCTTAGAGCTTTTGCGAGGGTGATCTACCCGATTGTTTTTCATAATCTTAAGCTGCGTTAGCTCCTCAAACAATAGCTCGATGGCAGGAAGTGCTACTCTGTCTTCGTACACAAGCATTGCCATGTCTTCATAGTGTTTCTTTGCTACCGAAACTGTCTCGGTCCTAATGCCAACAGACTTTAATTCATTCTGAATATCAAAAGACTGCCAACGGTCAAAGCTAACCATTCCAAGATCAAAACCCTGCCTTCTAAGATTTTGAATCCACTGCTTTACTTCTGAAAGGTTTACCGGACCCTCTACCTTTGGCTCCCACCAAGCTACAGCATCTACAACAACTACCGGAACTACCTGCTCGTAATCCTTCATCACCTGAATGCTTACCCACTTGTCTACGTGAGCAATTGCCACAGCACACTTGTCATGCTTTTGTGCAAGGTCTGCGTGTACATAATACTTGGTGTCTTCTTTAGCTTTAAAGTTTTCATCAAACCGTCTAAAGGAGTCCAAAGGATTACGGATTGTCATTGCAGAGCGAACTTTTTCTTGCTGCTTAAAGAATGCATCTGAAGCAAATGTTGGCACACAAGCAAAACGCATCATGGCATCTCCGATGTCCGTGTAAAAAGCTAGCTTAAAGTCATCGATAGACCTTGTTGGATTTACTTCCCAAGTGGGACGCTTTAGTGCAAAGATTCCTGGATATTTGTATTGCAAGATGTGATCTTCATCCCAGGAAATCTCTAGGCTGTTGCCAGCGTTGTCTTCTGGCAGGTCTGGGTTCATTACGTATTTGTGTGTACGTTCGATTACGTCTTTTTCTAAAATGCAATCATCATACTTGGTTGAAATAAAGTCGCCTGGATAACGAGGAAAGGACAGCAGGGCTACCTTGCCCAAGTCTGGGAAACGAGAGTCTACGGTACCACGGAAGGCCTTGTAGATGTTGTCTGCGGTCTTGCCTTGCTCATTTCCAGTATTAACCTCGTTGGCAAAACCAGAAATCTCATCTAGAATTGCAACCATTAGGTTAAGTCCCTCATGGGACTCACGCTCTGAGTGTCCAGAGTAAACAGTAATGGAATGATCAAACTCAATAGAGTCCATCTTTGCATAATACTTTCCTGCAAACCATGGAGACTTTTCAATCTTTGTTTTAAAACCCTTAAAGAAAACGTTCTTGGCCTGCTGTGCGTTAATAGCAATATTAATAATATCAATTGCGTCGCCAGATGGCTTACCGTAATACCGTGCTGGATCTTTAAGACATAGAAGTTTGTACACAAGATATGAAACTGCCACTGTAGATGTAAAGTCTTTACCGCTACCCTTGCCCAGCTGCAGAATAACTTCATTCTTAGTAAATTTATTATAATACCTAGAGCCTTCTTCAAAGCCCATTAGTTTCTGCAGATCTTCTTTCCTGTAGATCTGACTCATTGCTTCTACAATGTCATACTGAATGTCTGAAAGAGGGGGTTGCCCCAAATAGTCTTCGCCTTCCACAAAGGTTCTAGCGTCTACTGGCTCTTCTTCGAAAGGGCTGTCTTGCAGCACCTCCATAAAATCATCAAACATCTTGAACTACCGTAATGGTTTCTCCCTGACTGGCTACCTGTGAAAGTCGTGACATAATCTTGTCTCTGATCTCTGGGTGCTCACTAGCAATATCCATAAGAATTTGTTTTAAGATATCTTGCTTACGCTCAATCTCCATCATCTCTTCTGCCAGCTCTTTGTTCTCAAGCAAGCCAGCCTTTTGCAACATCTCAATACGCTTAGACTCAATGTCCATTACAAGCTTAATTGCACCAGCTTTAGATCTCAGGTCCCCGTTGGTATCTGCATCGTCAATCACCTCGTATGACTTAGAGATAAGTCGTCCGTAATGCTCATCTGCAGCAGCCAGAGCCTCTCTTGCCCTGGCTCGAATGGTGTCATTGGCAGAAGCCATCTGTTTCCACTCATTCAGGTATTCAACAACCTGCTTGCGTGGGATAGATAGCTGCTTAGAAATCTTGGTTGGATCATTGCCCTTAAGGTATTCTCCGACTACCTTGTTTACAGTGTCAAGGTGTTGTACTACTTTGTCTTCAGGACTTGACACGCTTTGCTCGCTTTCCTCTTTGTGGTACGCGCTTTACTCGGTCTTCTTTGAAAGCTCGAAACTGCTGAGCCTTGCCCCGAAAAATTTCAAAGCAGTCTACCCACGTAGCACCTGTTACGGTGTTAGTCGTGATCCCCCGGAACTGAAACTTTGTTCCATACTCACCTTTGATTTTAATGATGTCGCCAGCATTGATAGGAAAGCCATCTGCCTCCATGTATGGTTCCATAGTGAAAATGGTTGGCTTTGCATTTACCTTCTTACGACGAGCCATCTTACTCCTTAGCGTGTGGTTTAGTTTCGTGTAGTGAATTGCTTGATACTCTATTATACACGCTCTCGGTGTGAAAGTCAATGAGATTCTCCACGCCCGTGTAGGATAAAGCACTTCTTAGACCATTTGTAAAATCATCAATGACATCGTAAACGCTTCCAGCATACGGAACTCTTGTCGAGATCCCCTCTACCCCAGAAACATTTCCTCGACCTTCCTGTTGCGCCTGCCTAGAAGCCATTCCACGGAATACCTTGTGCCCGTCTACAACCTCTCCTGGAGATTCGTCTGTGCCTGCAAGAACTCTTCCAATCATTACTGCGTTAGCCCCTGCAGCAAGTGCCTTGGCTGCGTCTCCGGAGTTGCGGATTCCGCCATCTGCAATGACTGCTGGCCCCTCACTGTAAGCAACGCGACTTCGAATATCCATAACTGAGGCAAGCGTAGGAACCCCGTGAGCACTGACTACCCTAGTGGTGCAGGCAGACCCTCCACCGATGCCAACCCTAACGGAGTCCGCACCGGCATCTCCCAGCCTTGCAAAGCCATCCCAGGTGGCCACATTACCTGCCATGATGTGAACACTGTTATCAAACTCTTTACGCAGTCTTGCAACTGCTTCAATTGCATTTTTGTTATGTCCGTTTGCGGTGTCTACTAAGATAACGTTTGCCCCTGCGTGTGCAAGCTTCTGCGCTTCTTCAAGGAATGCACCACGGGCACCGACAGAGCCGCCGATATCCCTTATATTTTTTTGCGCTCTAGCCATCTTAACCATGGACACCTGCTCATCGATCGTCATGTACCTATGAAGAATACCGACTCCACCGATCTGATCCATAGCTTCTGCCATCTGCCACTCACAAACAGTGTCCATTGGTGCTGCAACAATTGGCAAGTTTAAATCTAGGCCATTACCCAAACTGGTAGAAAGAGAAACGCTCTTCCTACTTTCTGTTTCTGAGT